ACAAAATAGTTGATTGGGTGTGTTGTGCCAGCGGCCAGTCTTCCGTTTAAGTTTCTGATAAGATCAAACAAACCATTAACCATTCTGCTATCAGGAGCATCAATTTGTACGTTAATATCAATGTCAGAGTGTGGAGTATAACTTTTGGTTAAGATACTTCCAATGCAAAAATATACAACCACAGGAACTAATTCCTTGAATTTCTCGATATCACTCATGATCTGGGTTTTGATGACAGGATGCATAATTGGTGGCCTTTCATCAGGAAACTCAAATACTGTGGGGTCTAAGCTATTGCGGGTAAGATCAATAATTGATTCGTTTAACACATCATTAAAAAGCTTGTTGAAGGTATTCATCATGTAATTATTTACCCTATTTGGCCATAAAATAAAGGCACTAACTTTCGCTAGTGCCTCTATTTAATTTCAGGAAGTTGGAGTATACGACTTAGCTCTCAAGAAAAGAAGCATTCTTTGCCTTATGTGCTGGACCTTCGCCCTTCACTGCAAATTTGCTCTTATCATGTTTTAAGCCTTCTGGTCCGTCTTCAAGTTCGCCAGTACGCTTTTTGTCATTACCCTTAATTGCTGCCTTCTTGGTAGCACCCTTAACTACACCCTTACCTGCAAGCTTGGTTGGGACCATACGCTCTTCAGCATCTGCAACCAATTCCTTTGGCTCAGGTTCGGACTTCATTTCCTCAATAGGATTACCATCAGCATCTACTGACTCAGGTGCGATTCCGCCCATTTCGTCTTCGACTGGTGCTTCGGCTCCCATATCTTCGGCTCCATAGCCCTTAACTTCAGCAAGCTGACCGAAAAGGTCTGCAAGCTTACTATAGATTTCGCCCTCATCCATTTCGGTTGGGACTTCTTCTTCTTCTTCAGGCTCTGGGAAATCCCCAGCTTCGTCGTCATATGCTGGGTCTTCGATTTCACCTTCTTCTTTGATCATTACCTGATCAAAAAGGTCCATAAATGACTTCTTAGGTTCTACGGAATCCTTAATTGCGGTTACTTCCTTTTTCTTGGCTGTCTTCTTTGTTCCTTTGTCTGCTTTCACTGGACTAAGTTTTTCCTCTGCTTCTTCTGGACTATCTACACCTTTGGCGTTTTCTGCACCAGTTCCTTTTTGTACTTCCGTTGTGGAAGCTGTATCAGCAGGAAGTTCATCTGGCGTAAGTCCGCCAGTTTCACCATCACCAGTAGCATTCTTCTGTACTGCTAGTGGAGTTATCTGCTCTTCAATAACCTTGTCATACAAACCTCTGATCATATCTCTATCTTTGTCCATAGTAGTTTCTCCTTCTTCCTGTATATATTTACTAAATTACAGTGAAATTCAAGTATAAAACGAGCTATAGTGTCTCGCTTTTAACTATTTACCAAATTTCAGTAAGTTTTTCATAAATAGTTGCGTAAAGGAAGTGTTATAATGGGAAGAGACGATAAACAATACTATCTAGGAGATAAACATCTCCCTACAGGCAACACCAAACTTGAGTATACACCAGAAATGGTTAAAGAGATGTTGGCCTGTGCCAAGGATATCATCAAATTCACAAAGTATTTTTACATCACAACTTTGGAACATGGTAAACAAAAGATTAAGCTATACAGACCGCAGAAACGAATCATCAAATCGTTGATCAAGAATAGGTTCAATATCATTCTAGCTAGTAGGCAGATAGGAAAGACTACAATGATGACGATTTACGCGCTTTGGATTGCATAGTTTCCAAAAAGATAAGACAATTCTTATTGTAGGCAAACAAAGAGGATACTGCTAAGAAATCCTTGCTAGAATTAAGATGGCATACGAACAGCTACCAAACTGGCTAAAACCTGGTGTTGAAGAATGGGCTAAGACTGAAGTTAAGTTTGCTAATGACTCACGTATTCGTATTTCAACCACGTCATCTAGTGCCGCTCGTGGTTTGTCTATTAACTGTGTTGACGGTGATAGTGTTGTAACATTAAAAGATAAAAAATCTGGTGAGATATTTGATATATCAATGAAAGACCTTCATGAAATATTAGAACGTGATGGAGAAATATTACCAGTTTCGTTGGTTGAAGAATAAGCGATTTCGTCTAAAATAATGCATTTAGAGTAAATACTTATATGAAGAAATATTTAAACAATCCAGAGGTAAGTCGCAAATACAATTACTTGTATAAGATAACAAACAAAATTAATGGAAAAATATACATAGGAGTTCACAGAACAGATAACATAGATGATGGATATATGGGTTCTGGTTTATTGATTAAGCGATCAAAGGAAAAGTACGGTATCGAAAACTTTGATAAGAAAATACTTGAATATTTTGATACATACAGGAAAGCTTTGAATCGAGAAAGAGAAATTGTAACACCTGAGTTTATTGAAGAATCCACTAACTATAATATCCGTGAAGGTGGTTATGGTAATTGTAAATGGTCATCTAAATTTATTTCTACATTATCTGAGTCGGCAAAACAGAAATGGAAGAATAAAGAATATCGAAAAATGATGGAAGAGAAAGTATATTCTAATCCAGAAAGAAATAAGAAGATCAGTGAGGGTAGAAGTAGATGGGCCAAAGAAAATCCAGAAGCGAATAAAAGACTTATGGATAAGATAAATCACAACCCAAATAAGATACGAAAGATGGCAGAAACACATACTGGAATGAAACGTTCGGATTCTGCAAAGAAAAATATTTCCAAAGGGATTAGTGATTACTACAAAAATTCTAAAGATGGTGGTGCTTCTCGTTCAGGTAAAGGTTGTATATATATTCATAACCCAAAAACTGGTGAAGCGAAACGTATAAATAAAGATAAAGAAATTCCTTATGGATGGAAAAGAGGAACAGGAAAAAGAAAGTAATGGCTGATTTAAAAGAATATAAAGTATATAAAAATACTCAGTTTGAAATCTTAACCGATGAGGGATTTAAAGATTTTAAAGGTCTTATTGTAGGTAAAAATAACGATAGAGTTAAACTTACATTTACAGATGGTATATCTCTAATTTGTACACCCAAACATAAAATAATGCTTAATAAAACGGATTATAGATACGCTAAAGATTCTTCTGTTGGTGATGTTGTTTATGGCGATAAAGAAATAAAAGAAATTGAATCTTATTCTTCTGATGATTTAGTCTATGAAATTCTTCATGTAGAAGATGTTCATAGATATTTTGTAAACGGAATACTTAGCCGACAGTGCCTAATCATTGACGAAATGGCCTTTATTCCTGAGCATATTATTCAGGAGTTTTGGAACTCTGTTATCCCAGTTATTTCATCATATGCTGGAACAAAGGTGTTCGTTGTGAGTACTCCTAATGGTGCTGGTAACTTGTTCCACAAGATTTACTCTGGTGCAGAACGCGGTGATCCTAAGTTCTCACAGTGGAATCAAGAACGTGTAGATTGGTGGGAGATTCCTGGACGTGGAAAAAAATGGGAAGCAGCCATGAGATCGTTGCTTGCCTCCGAGGATAAATCTTTCGACCAGGAGTTTGGTTGCTTATTCCTAGAGACTGGTCACTCTGCTGTGGATGCTTCATTGATAGAACTATTCAGAGCGATAGTATGTGATCCTGTTCTTAGCTATGAGGATGGGCACTATAAGATATGGAAAGAACCAATACCAGAACACTTGTATGCTATAGGGGTTGATGTTGGGGAAGGTATAGGACAGGCTGCTTCGGTGGCACAGGTTCTAGATATCACCGACCTAACAGACATCCAACTGGTGGCAACCTATCATAACAACTTGATAGACCCATTCCACTTTGGAGAAGTCTTGTACAAGATGACATTTCAATGGGGTCGTCCAATGCTTGCGATAGAACGTAACAATTGTGGTGGCCAGGTTATTGATGCATTAAAGCAAACACATGGCTATCATAATATCATAGATCATACTCCAAAAACCATGGGAGCTAAGGGAAATTACTACGCAAGATTAGGAATTTACTCTCACACAAACTCCAAGTACCAAGGAGTAATCAATATGAGATATTGGGTGAACTCTCTCAAGGCTGTCAAAGTTTATGATGTCGGTCTGGTTCAAGAACTTGAAACCTTTGTCAGATATCCTAACGGAACCTGGAAAGCAAAGCAAGGAGATTACATCTATGATGATAGGGTGCTTGCTCTTGTTTGGGGATTATTTGTTCTGGAAACAGAGATTGCACAGAAGTATTATGATGTTCCCGCATTAGATACTAGAGGCAAGCCATTAAAAATTGAACCAGTTACGATAGAAGAAGGTAAATACTTTAGGTTAGATCGTATGTTTATTGACGATCCAAATGCGCCCTTACCATCGCATGTTAATACGATATATGGGTCCGATCCAACTGGTGTGGACTCATTGATGCAACAAGGTTGGAAAGAACTATGAGCAAATTCGATGATTTAGTAAATGAGACTCTTCTTGCTAAGATAAATAAATGGAAGAAGAAGACCAATAAGAAATCTAAAATTCGAAAGAACGGCAAGAAGAGTCTTCCAAACACTCCAGATGGAATGCCAGCATCTAATGTTAGTCCAGCATTACGAGGAAGTAAGGGTAATGGAAGCCCAGATGTGGCTGACTCACCAATGCCAACATCTATCTAAATACTATCCACAAAGATAAGCTCTTCAAACTTTTCTCTTGTGATATAGGCAATAAACTTCATTCCACTAGTATACGGATGGTTCTGTCGCTTTACCTTTCCGTATTCTTTAAGGTAGCCATATCGTTTCCCATCATCAAACACGATAACAAGATATTCTCTATTATCACCGTATCGATTACCAGAATATAGCATGTATATCTTGTTATCTTTCATGCCAATATAATACAAAAAAGTTCTTGTCATTGCAAGAAAAACTTGGTATATTTAAACCATGAATAAGACTGAATATAAGTACTATGTACTTAAGGATGGAAACGTCACTACAGAAATTGCTAGATATGATCCTGATTGGTATAATAACGCGTTGGCGCACAGTAAGATACAAATCTATGTGGATGGTAAATGGTCCAGAAGTTCCGTAACAATCAAGAGATTTGAAGAACTTAAAAAGATTATATCAGAAGATAGTAGTCAAAGACATAGATTAGTAGAACTCACAAAAGAAGAAGTATTCCTGGAGCTAGTGTGAAATATACATATTACGAAAACTGTACTGACCCATGGGTTGGTAAAATATATCGGTCAGATGAGAATGGTGAATGGGACGAATTAGTAGAAGCAAGGGGAAATGATAGTCTTGTCTGGGTACGGACAGTGAATATAGAGAAGACTGGTATATCAAGATTAGAAGTGATTGAAGAGACAGAAGTATTCTTGGAGTTAATATGAAACCCCCCTTTCCATCCTATTTCAGAATGTTAACTGTTGAATCCGAGGTAGTTCCATACACACATATCGTAAAATATAAGAATTCCTTTGTTGCATTCAAAGATCGATATACTAATAGCTGGTATAGCTCTGAGGAGATAAATGAGCTATACAAAGAGAAGCTAGAGAAGCTAGAGAAAATAGTAAAGTTGTTCAGTAATGCCCCATGGTGACTACACATTAATGGAAATCAAAGAGATAATTCCTAATATCGAAGAGTTAACTTTTATCAAGACACTTTAAACGTGAAATATGCTACTAAGAGGTTTCTATATGTGAAGCTGTTCCCTGCTTTGGGAAAGCTACTTTTCTTTGCTGGAGTCATATTTTTAGCTTGTCTTATTAGCTGGATTATGGTAGCATTCGTATTATGACAAATATACTCATACGTATAAGAAATCAAATAATCAAACTCTCTCATTGGCTAGATAGTTATGGTGGTGATTTCCCTACAATAATGAAAATGTGGATCATTTATCTATTCGTGTTTAAGGTAATTACATGGATTATTATGAGATCAATTATCATTTTCGTAATAATAGATATATTCTTGTTTATTACAATGATCATACTAACTAATATTTGCTCAATGTATTACAATGAGAAAACCACAGAAGAAAAGTTTGTGGAGGAGTTATGAGGCGTAGATATCTATACATCATATACTTTAATGACGGCGATCCATGTAATGAGTATGTGAAGACAGCAAAAACATACATATTCTCCACGTTAAAGCCAAAGACAAAATATTCTAATAAAGTAAGCATCCCTGTTAACGTAAGATTATTGTATACCAATAACAAGAAAGAAAGGGAATACTATAAAACTATTAAGCAAGTAACAATCCGCAGGGAAGATTTAAAGTTAGCCAGAAGAATATCAGAGAAACAAGCTTTCCTGGAGATGATATGATAAAATACTACTTAACAGAAGAAACTCAAGAGATATATAGTTGTATACTAAAGTTGGACACAACTACTGATATAATCATTAAGTACTGGATACATAAAGAAGATTTGTGGAAACTAGGAGATCGTCCTGAAGAGGAAGTTTTAGAAGTATTTGATGAGCATATAGATAGAGAAATGTCTGAGAAGGAAGTATTGGATTTACTATTCCTGGAAATGATATGATAAAAGAAAAGAAAACCAAGCCATACATCATATATGAGATAGAATCTGATACATGTCCTTATACCCATGTTCTTGATTTTAACTGTGACTGTCTAGCGTATAAAGAACGATCAAGTGGTAAATGGTATTCCTGTTCCCAGGTAAGCGAAAGAACACCAGAGGTAATGAAAGATAGTTGGGAATTGAATAGTGATACAAAAAGGTATTACACTATAAAAGAGTTATCTAATGTTATATATGGAATAAGAGACATCATATTTTTGGAATTGATATGAAATACGCCATAGATGATCAAATACAGCGGTACTTAAAAATGATTTCACGCGATATACAATACTATAAGTTCACGGATATACAAGATAGGCCACCCTCTTTCAGGAACATAATATTCCGTAGAATCAAACATAAGTGGTATGCTCTCCAAAGTGGTAAATGGGAAGAAATCTCCATGACACTTGATCTAAAGTACATAACAAACCCCAAGTACGAAATTACCGAAGAAGAAGTTTTCTTAGAGCTAATATAAAGTGACTTCACGCGATATACTATGAGATATTTAAGACAAAAAAGAACTGTATCACCAGAATATATCGTTATAGTAACAGACGATATGGAATACTGGAGAAGACTATCCAATAAACACTGGCATATAGTTCGTAAATCCAAAGAATGTATTCTAAAGGAATATGAAGAGATAACTAGGGAAGAAGCTTTCTTGGAGATGATATGAGATACTTTAAAGACACCTGGCCATTTGACGGTTATCAAACACCATCCTTTTGGAAAGTTGATAATTATGTTGTTTATAAATGGAATGAAGAAAAAAATAAATGGCTAGTAAATAATGCCTATACAACAGAAGAGCTAAATCGTCTTATTGGAATGACTAGAATAACAGAAAAAGAAATCTTCCTGGAGATGATATAATGAGTAAAACAATAAGAATAGAACCGATATACAATGGTTGGTTAATAGAAGACTATGATATAACAAATAATAACAAAACAACCAAAATAGCCATTCATGATCGTGAAAAACTAGTAAAATACCTAACTGAACTAATACCACCAAGTGGTTCAGAACAAGAGTTCATTGACAATATAGATAAAGAGAAGAAATGAAATCAATGGGTCCATTAGTGTTTATATTAGGTCTAATCTTTGATATGCCGTTTTTGTTTATAGTAGGCATACTTATGATGGCTGGGGTGTTTGGGGAATAGAATTCCAGGTAAAAAAATCACTCCAGGTAAAAAAATCACTCCAGGTAAAATGGCTTGTTTATAAGAAAAAAATTTTCGCGCATTGCCCCACACCCCCTCGACCAAATAGTGGTTTGCAGGGAATTTTTCGACGCTTAACTTTCAAAATGTCAAGAGAAAAAGTAAACAAAATCTACTTTTTATTCTTGACTTTCTTGACATTCCTGACATTCTTGACATTCTTCTATTGTTTAGTCCATTGTCTTGCATGTGGGGCAGATGTTCTGCACATAGTCATGGCTGTAGCTATGTGGCTCGTGAGTCCATTCCTTACCTGTACCCTGCTCTACTCTGGTACAGACTATGCATATCTTCTTCACTGGCTTGCCAGTAGGTTTGAGATCGAGGAGTCTTGTATCGTACTTCTTACGCATTGTCTAGTTCCTTAAGCAACTGTTCTAAACATTCTGGACAGAANCCGTGTGTTGCATTCTTCTTGTTTATCTTTGCTCTGTGGCTTGGATGGTTTCCCCAAACTCCATTGCTCTCAGAGCGTTTACACTTAGCGCAAACTCTGATTAACTTCATTGGCCTTATTAGCTTTCTTATTGAAGTGATGATTGACATATTCTTCTGTTGGGGTTAGCGGTAATGCACCTTTGCCACGTTGATTGATCCATGCAATCATGTTGTCAACTGGTGCCCATTTATCTGCTGTTGTCAGTTCCCTGTCCATAGTTATTTACCTATTTGGTTTGGTTTGGTTTGGTTTGGTTTGAGTGTAGTTAAAAGTCCCTCCCCTTCGTAGGGGAGAGACTGTTGATTGGGTTTATGTTAGCCTGTGACCTTGTACTTTGCACCATTGAGCGTTACCCGAAGCTCAGTGATGTTAGCTATATCCAGTGTCCTCCATGCGATCTGCTCATCCTGTGAAAGCCCTTTGGCTTCCTGAGTAGCTGTTGACTTGCGAGGCTTGCGGTACAGCTTCACCTGCTCTGTGATATCCTGCCCGTTCAACTCATAGCTAACACTCATCTTCTTGGTAAGCCATCGGCATATAGCGGATGTACGTCTTGCTACCATCAGTGTTCATGCAGACATTCTTATGAGGCGTTGAGTGTTCTACCTTGCCTCTCATGGGCTGTGCTGTGAAGTCAGGGGAAATGTCCCTTGCTACCAGACGACCATTCACACCGTTCTGATAGATCACGCCAAGATTGATTTGGCAGTTTGTGACTACCTTGCGAATGGCATCCTTCTGACTCCANAAGGGATTGATAGAACCGTCTACCTTGGAAGTCTTGAGCAGACCGTGATTCGGAGTTGCATAATCAACACTTGCGAAGCAACCACCATTTACCCATCCGTACCGTCTGTTCTACTGCTGTCATTCGACTCTCCTGCTTTTGAGGGCTTGCTCTTTGCTTCCCTCATCGTTGGTAAGATGTTACTATGTATTTTTCAAAATAGCAAGCATAAACTTTACTTAATCTTGCCTAGAAAATACCGTCTGTGATAAGGCTTGCCGTATGGTATAAGCTTGCCTGTAGGTGATACCACTCCCCTTCTATTTGATGGGGCATAGTCTTTGCCCCATACTGGTAACATCATCCTGCGAAACTTCCATTATCCTTTATAGAATATGCGTTTGATAAATCGTTTCATTTCAACCACCACTTCCACCATGCTGCATCCTCTTTGGGCACCATGTAGACCATGCTCCTGCTTGCCGTGTCCTGCTTGCCTGTGATGCGATTGCCTGTGATCCTGTGATAGATATCCTCTATGTTCTGGAGTGTCTCTTGTTCCTCATCTGGCTTGCTCTTAACCGTTACCGTCTCGAAGTAATCTTCTGACATGGTGCTCCCCTTATGACAGAGCGACAAGGAACTGTTCCTCATCGCTCATGGTAGCCTTAAGTCCTTTGATCATCTTGTCTGCTGTCCGAATGATCAAGTTGTGACGTGCATCTGCGATACCGTCTTTCCAGTTGCTAGCATATGCCTTACTCAATTCGAAGTCCATTCCGAGGAAGGACATTACCAGATAGGCAACAGACTCTGCCTCGATTTCACCTGTTGCTCTGCTAACCTTCTCTGCCTTCTTGTCTCCAGTGTGTACTAAGTGATGAGCAGCCTCATGGATGAGAGTCTTAGTCTTGTCTACGTCATTGGACATGTTGCTAACTACGAGCCTCTTACCATCCGAATAGCCTCTTGCCTTGCCTGTGACCTCTTCCACTACTTCTGCTTTGGCAAGCTTACCAAGGACATTGGCAACTCTGCTATAAGGAATGTCCATTGTCTCATCGGAGTTGTGATCATACTCCAGAGCATCACCATCAGTCTGCTTTACATCAAAGACCTTGCCAAGCTTGAAGCCAATGAGTGTGCTTTCTTCCGTACCGTCTACAAGCTTGGTTTTCTTAAACATGGGTACAAAGACATCAATCTTACTCTTCTGTCCCTTGATCACGCAACGGCCAAGCTTCTTCCACTTGTTATATGACTGTGCGATAGTGCCACCTTGAAGATTGATCAAGAGGGAATTAAATAAGCTGTAATTGTAAAGACCTGAGATACGGTAGTGTGCCATGAGAGCATCCATACCTTCTTTGGTTTCGAGTGCGGCCTTGAGGAACCTACCAAGCTTTCCTTCTAGTTCCTTCTTCTCTGCATTGCGCTTGGCTTTCCAGTCTTCTTTGCTCAGTCGCTCGCTCATGGTGTCTCCTCTGTTTGGTTTCCCTCTTAACAACACACATAATATGCCATATGGTTTTCAAAAACGCGAGCCTAAAGTTGACAAACTTTGTTTATTTTGTGCTTGACTTTGATAGCTAGATTTTCTAAAGTGTTATCGGTGGGGAATGGGGTCGTTTTTAATAGGGCTGAAACTCTAAACTTTTACCAGTAGGTGTGTATACGTTTGAGAGTTTAGATACAGTGAAGGAATGCTTCATCTTCTGTGATGACATTGATGACATTCAAACAATTCTTAACTGAGTGACTTATTTCATCTTTCCAATCCTCAATAGTCCATTCGGATTCTGTTCCAGTGAATCTAGTATTTTCACACCATAAAACATTTTCATGTATAATGTCAGAGATGGTCGTTTTGATTATAGAATATATATGTAGACTGTCTTCACGGTCCTCTAAGTATGTTATGTAGTATGTTATGTAGTAAGTATCCATTAGATAGCCTCTAGGAATACAGCATCCATGGATTGCTGTTCTGTTGGGTATGTCTCTANNCTTNTGGCAGTATCACAAGCAATTATATAGTAACGCTTGCCTATAAGTTGAGGACGTTGTTTACCTTTAATAAGTTTATTATAAATA